GTGACTCTCGAAACTACCCCGGCACCCGCACTGGCGGCGGACGAACTGACCACCCTGCGCGCCGACGTGGCGGCGCTGGAGTTCATCTTTGACGAACTCGCCCGTGCCATGGACCCGGCCGCGCTGCTCAAGGTGCTGACCTACCTGATCCGCAACGCCAAGCGCGTCGCCTCGGAGACGCAGAGCTACGACAGCCTGGAGCACCGCCGCCTGGTGGCCCAGGTGGAATCGCTGATGGCCCGGGTCGAACCGCAGGCCAAGAAGCAGGCGATGACCGTGCGCAACGAGCAGAACCGTCTGAAGAAGGAAAAGGCCCGACACAAGGCCGACAGCCGTCGCCAGCTGCAGAAGTAAGTACCTGGCGGGCAAGGTGACTGTTCAGCTGGATTGGAGTAGCATCCCATCCGTCAAGTAGACGTCCGGCGCTGTTTTCCGGATGAAGTGCGGTTCTTGAAGAAACCGGGGGTGCATTGGTTTCGACGGGGGTTGTGAAGTTACTTGGTGCATGCCGAGGGGGCAGCTTTCCTCGTTAATCCAGCAGCAAACTTTTAGTTGCCAACGACGACAACTACGGTTCGAACGACTTCGCAATCGCTGCCTAAAAAACAGCTTTAGCGTTTAGTTCTACAGCCGCCTTAGGCGAACCCCCGAACCTACTTGTGCCCGTGCTCGTAGATGTAGGGTCATTATCACGGAACCGGTTGTGATGGCTGCCTGTCAGTCACGACTTAACTAAAGCAGGCTGGTCCTGGGGTGCGCTTTGCACACCGTGCTGCCACAGGATGAGATCCAACGGTGAGCTAAGCATGTAGTACCGGGGATGGAGTGCCTTCGGACGGCGGTTCAATTCCGCCCACCTCCACCATTAGACGGTCCCACAAGGACCACAGAAAGCCGGAACCTCCCGTCAAACAAGGGGTTCCGGCTTTTTTTTTGTCCGGGGTTGTCCGGCCTGTTCCGTTGCAGCCTATGAGACGGTGGGGGTATATCTAGGGGTATCCGCCCTACCCCAAAACACGATACCCCCATGCCTCTGACCGACGCTGCCATTCGTCGCGCCAAGCCTGCCGACAAGCCACAGAAGCTTGCAGACGGCGGCGGCCTGTTCCTCCTGATCACTGTTGCAGGCGCCAAGAGCTGGCGCTGGAAGTACCGCGTCGCCGGCAAGGAGAAGCTGCTGACGCTGGGCCTCTACCCCGACGTCAGCCTGGCCAAGGCGAGAGAGGCACGAGAGGACGCGCGGCGCCTGCTGGCCAGCGGCGTGGACCCGAGCGAACACCGCAAGGCGGCTACCGCCTCCCGCGCCACGGTCGATGGCGAGAGCTTCGAGGTCATCACCCGGGAGTGGCTGGCTGGCCGCCCCTGGGTGCCGGCCTATGGCAAGAAGGTGATCGCCTGGTTCGAGAAGGACGTGTTCCCATACATCGGCGCCCGCCGCGCGCGGGACCTGAAGGCGTCGGACTTCCTTCAGGTGGCCCGACGGATGGAGGCCCGGGAAGCGTTCGAATCCGCCCACCGGGTCATGCAGAACTGTGGGCAGGTCATGCGGTACGCCGTGGCCACCGATCGCGCCGAACGCAACCCGGTCGCAGACCTGCGCGGAGCGCTGGTGCCGGCGCCGGAGAAGAACCATGCCGCCATCGTCGACCCCGTCCGGCTGGGCGGCCTCCTGCGTGCCCTGCATGCCTATCACGGCACGCCGGTGGTCCAGGCCGCCCTGAAGCTGGCGCCGATGGTGTTCGTCAGGCCAGGCGAGCTGCGACAGGCGGAATGGGCGGAGGTCGACCTCGACGCCGCTGTGTGGAGCATCCCGGCCGCACGCATGAAGATGCGCCAGGCGCACATCGTTCCCTTGGCCAGGCAGGCGGTAGAGGTGCTGAGGGAGCTGCAGCAGATCACTGGCCACGGCCAGTACGTCTTCGCCGGCGGGCGCACGGATAAGCGGCCGATGTCGGAGGTGGCCGTACTGGCGGCGCTGCGCGTCATGGGCTTCGACAAGGAGACGGTCACCGGCCACGGCTTCCGGGCAACCGCGCGCACGCTGCTGGACGAGGTTCTGGGCTACCGGCCTGACATCATCGAACACCAGTTGGCTCATGCGGTGAAGGATCCCAACGGGCGGGCCTACAACCGCACGACGCACCTGGCGGAGCGCACCCGGATGATGCAGGAATGGGCGGACTACCTGGACCGGCTGCGCGCAGGGCATTAATCTCTCGAAGCCGCTACGCATACCTATTCAACTACAAGGGAAAGGAAGCGATTAATGAGCAGAGAGAACTCCGACGCAGACTTTGATCGACTCGCATCCAAGGTGCGAAAGGCGATCAGCCTGGAGGATGAGACAGAATATCTCACGCCCACTGACTATGAGTTGATCGGCCGATTCATTCAGGCTTACTGTATTTCCGATTACACATCGCGACGCATAATCGCCGCAATGCGTAGAATTTCTTCGTCTCCCGCCATGGATGTTGCGAAGCTGAGTGACAAAGATGTTATTGAGCATCTCAGGAGATCCGGGGAGAATTGGGCCGGTAAAAGTGATACCGGCGCTTTAGTGGTGACGGTCGCGAACACATTGGAAATGCATCATCACCTCCGTCACTCTTTCTCCCACTTTGCCGCGCGACGCATTAAGGGCGAGGATGCTTTCCTACTGTTAACGACGAGCGCAAACCATAGAGACCCACCAAACGGTGTCAAGATCACGACAGCAGTTCAGGATGAGCCTAGGGAAGGTACGCATCTGGCGAGTTTCCGTGCCGTTTCTCTTCAAGAGCTGAGAGACGAGCTCCTGCGCCTTCAGAAGAACGCGCAGATCCTTTCAGAACTTGCTTATCACCTTGAAACAAATTTGATAAAGCTAATGGCCGATCATGGTAATACTGGCTCACCTTAACGTTCGCGCTGAGGTTGCGCCATATCCTATAATGGGATTGAAAATCCCCGTGTCGACGGTTCGATTCCGCCCCCGCCACCGCAACTTCAGAAGGCCGGTACGGCACAAAAGGCCGGCTGATGCCTCTCATTCACAGCTCCGCCGGCATTGACGCGGAAGTCAACCGGCAAGCAAGCTGATCAGCGCACCGACACCTATACCCAAGTTGATTGTGCTTGAAGTCCATCCTTCCGCTAGACTCGCCTCAAACGACTGAAGGATCGGAGATGGATGGAGTTGGCGTAGCGATGGCAAAGCTGGCCGGAATCAGGAAGGGCCTGAGCGTTGCCCTAGATGAAGGGAAACGCGGCAATGCCGCTAACCCGTTTCTGAAGTCCACCTACACCCATCAAGATGCTTTTCCTTACTTCAGTGGCGCAGTGACGCAGCTGAAAGCGCTCAAGGCCACCCATCCTGATCTATTTGGCGATTTTCGGGATATCGGTGTTTTGCCATTGGCCGGGGACAGTGATGGCAAACCAACCGGAAAGTACGCACGCTTCCAGCTTGAGCGTCTTGTCCGATCAATCGATGAAATCTTCGAGATCCGGGCGAACTGCGAGCTCACGATGCCCGCTGCATCTGCACCAAAGGGCAGTCCCCGCACCTTCCTAAGCCACGGGCGCGCCCAGGATTGGCGTCAAGTACAGGCCTACATCGAGAGGGATCTGGGTATACCCACCTTGGAGCTTGCGCAGGAAGCAAATGGCGGTGCCACGATCATGGAAAAGCTTGAGCGGGGCGCAGACCAATGTGACAGTGCAGTGATTGTGATGACTGGGGATGATGCGGACATGGATGGCCAAGCCCGGACGCGCGAGAACGTGATGCACGAGATCGGGTACTTCCACGGCCGCTATGGACGATCTCGTGTGATCCTGCTTCACGAAGATGGCGTGAGCGTCCCAACGAACTTGGCGGGTATCGCCTATGTGCCTTTTCCAAAGGGTCTGATCAATGCAGTAGAGGGCACCCTCGCACGGGAATTGCGAGCCATTTACGGCGCAAGTTGAAGGTGGACGCAGTTTTCCTCTCAAGGTTCTGGGCCAGGCCACTACCATGTCAAGGTCGGGGAAGATCAGCAGAAACAACGACTAAGCTGATCGCCCGTGATCACATGCGATCTATGGAAATCAGCGACTTGCCTGTGGGCTGGGGTCAGTTTGGGGTCAGTCGATCAGGCCGCCTGATCGTCATCGAAATACTGCAACCGATTGGCGATGCCGTCGAAGCGCGCTGCATCGGCGCGGAGGCGATCGGCGCCGCGCCGGCGTGTCGCCCTCGCCCGCCAGTCGCCGCTGTGATTGCTGTCCAGGTCGTCGGCCTGCTGCCATAGCGAAGCCGCCCTCTCGCGCGCCCAGCGCGCCTTGCCGATGATCTTCTGATCCATGCAGCTACTGTCGCCGCCGGCGGTCGCACGCGCCGATACGGAGGCAACGCCGGCTGACTGCCTACCAGGTTCGGTTCTTTCGCTGGGCCGAGCGGGCCACTTCGCGCTGATCGATCTCCAAGCGAATCCGCTGTTGATGCCGGACCGCCCACAGCTCAGACCCGATCACGCCCTGCTCGTAGCTGGTGCAGAGCCTTCGTCCGCGGTGGTGCTCGTCAAGATGACGGTCCACCTCGACCCACCAGACCTGATCGTCCACCCGCTGCGACAGGCGCAACACCTCGGTCATGCCGCAGTAGATGGCATCGGGAAGTTGATCGGCACGGCTGGCGACCGAGCGCCATCGGAAGTCGGGAGGAAGCATGCGCGCAGGATACGGGCCGGGGTCTCAGATTCCGCGACGGCGTGTCAGCGCGATGCAAAGGTGCCGGCGGGGCGATGCTCAGGCGCCCAAGCACCCGGGCTGAGCTGCCTACGGCTCCCGGATCCGACGAACAAAGATTGCTTGGGCGACGCATGGCGCGATACCGGTCAATCTCGCCGCTGAGCGTCGGGATGGCGCGCCGCAGACTGTCAGGATGCCTGCCGACCGAACCTCAGGCGCCCCCACCCAAGGCCAAGCTGGCGTGGAGGGATGCGGCAGTACCTTCTCTCGCCGAACGGCACAATGTCCGTGCACGAACTGCCTCGAGCCCACTTTTTACACTGCACCAGTCGCCGCACCGAACTGGATCTCTACAACTCTACGAGCTTTGGCCGTCAGCAGCCTTAGAGGCGCGATTAGAACTGTTAGTACTCAAGCGGGCGACTTCGTTATTGATTTTGAGCGCAGTGTCAATGATTCGGCGCACACGTTCGATTTGACCGGCCACCTCTCCGAGACTGACCGCATCATTCATTCGGTAGTCTGCCCGCACTCTCGCATCACGTGCGGCGTCCAATGCTGTCAACATCTGATTTTTCAGTGGGACCAAGCAGCTTAAATCGACCCCAAGCGAGTCCGTACGCCACTCCCTGAGCCGCTCAAACATCTCAGTGTGTGAGATGTGGACAGCGTTAGCGGGACATTTTCGCGACTTTGGCAGTTGATCAACAAACGGATGGAGAACATGAAAAGCCGCGTAATAGGACCTACTGCACGCCGCGCGCAGCGTAACCTCGTCAGACTGCGAACAAGCATGCTTCTTCGCAAAATCTCGCAGATTTTCAGGCGATATTGGCATCAGCCGCCTCGGCCAACGTTGGAAGAAACGCCAGGCTCGCCGCGCCGGAACTAACTGCTGCGAAGTTCTCCACTGCAAGACGACCGTAATAATCCCATTCCGCATCAGCACAAACACTTGGCGTCGTTGCCACCAAGATTTGAACGTGAACCGTCGCCGGGAGGTTATCGTGCGGAACAAATGATGATTTCACTGCAATTACCTTCATGCGCTTTTCGCGCAAGAATTTAATAGCACAACCCACCGGCTCAGACCATGCGTCGCCTTCTAATCCGTGCGCGGCCAGTAATATAGTCGCATCATCAGCATTAACCGCATAGTGGCTGCAAGGCAGCGGCTCCTCAAATTGGAAAAGATCTGAAGGAATCACCTCACCCACGACTTGAGCGGAAGCAATACCAAGATCCCCCTGAAAATCGTCCTCCGGCACCTCGCCACCAATCGACAAAAGCTCCTCACGCAGGACATAAGCGTCATGCAGAAGACCAACATAACCAAGCAAGCTCGTAACAGCTCGCATTGCCGAGAGGTTTCCCTCTAAGGTATGTCGATACTCACCAAATTTCGCCTTGACCTTTTCGACCTGTCCAGTTACGCAAAGCATAGCGAGCCACCGAACGATAATATTCGGGTCGTTCGGGAGAATTCTCAACGCGCGCGCGAAATTATCGTCGGCATCCTGAAATTCATTTGCTATCGCAGCCACGTAGCCACGAAGCTCCCACGCGCCAGACGCATCGACTGATACCAGATCATCAATCTTCTTTTGGAGGCGGCGCTGACTCAACAGATCGCTTGCACCGGTCTTCAGCGTTTCGAACGCATCGGCCAGGGTGTCGTTGAATATGGTTTTCGGGGAAGCGCTGGCGGACACTGAGGCGCGGCCGATGGGCAGAGGGATCCAGCATATCACCCCCTACCGCCCGGTGCGACGAGGGGGCGTGACCCAATTCACGTGATCGATACGGGACAGTCAAGAGGATCCCCTTCATGTGCGGCCGATTCGTCCAGCTCCCGATCCGAAACGCTGATACCCTGGGCTTCCCCCAGCTGGTCGGCGACCTGATGTCGATCCCGGAGAGCTACAACCTCGCGCCGACCCAGCGCGCGTCCGTGATCCTCGATCGCGGCACTGGCCTGCAGGTCACCCGGCTTTCCTGGGGCCTGCTCCCCTTCTGGGCCAAGGCCAAGAAGCTGCAGGGCTCCACGATCAATGCGCGCATCGAGACCGTGGCCACCAAGCCTGCCTTCCGGTCGGCGTTCAAGAAGCGCCGGTGCCTGATCCCCATGGCCGGGTACTACGAGTGGTCGGTCAACGCTGAGGACGGGAAGAAGGATCCGTGGTTCATCCACGCGGCCGGGCCGCTGCTGGCCGCCGGCCTGTGGGAAGACACCAGCCCCCTGCTCGACCCCGACAACCTGGGCACCTTCACCGCGATCACCGGTGACAGCAGCGGCGTGTCGGCCGATATCCATGACCGCATGCCAGTGTGGCTGACGGCCGGCCAAGCCGATGAGTGGCTGGCGGCCGAGCCCGATGACGCGATGGCTATGCTGCTGGCCAGCGAGCCACCGGCGATGGAGGCCTATCGGGTCAGCCGGGCAGTCAACACCCCGAGGAACAACCAGGCCACCCTGCTCGACCAGGTGGCCTGAAGCTGTTGCTCATCAGGTGATCGGTGTGTCGAACCGCACGTAGTCGATGTAGGCCGAGAATCCGGCGGACACCACCATTTCGAAGAAGTTGCCGCTGAGCACGGTCTGCGGCTCGTTCCAGATCTCCACCGTCTGGCCGTCGATCTGAATTTTGAAGGCCCGATCCACGATCTCCAAGCCGACCGAGCCCGGTGCCGCCATCACGTGACTGCCGACGCTCACCACGACGTAGTTGCCCGAGGCCTGCGGCTTTCGCAGCAGCTCGACCACACCAGCCGTGGTCACGCGCAGGCGATAGCAGGGCGACGCCGCGGCGCCGTTGTCGATCGCGCTCTTGCGGAAGTCGAAGTTGAAGTTCTGGGCGCCGAGCGCCATCAGCCCGATCGTACCGCGGATGTTGCCGTTGCCGACGGGCAGCCCGGCGCCCATTACCGGAGACGCATTGGCGTTGTTCTGCCGCAGATAGCCACCTTCGGACTTGAAGGCGCCCGCGTTCGCCTGCCAGGTCAGCGGCGAACCGCCGAGGCCGCTATCGGTGGGCGCGCCGTTGATGTCCGCGCGGTCGACGGAGAAACCATCGGACGCCTGCGGAACGGACGGCGTCGGCAACTGCAGCAGGTTGGCGCCAGGCGCCGGCGAACCGGGAATGGTGAGAAGAAGCGTGGGCATCAGATGATTCCTCGTGCGATGAGATGCTGGTGCATGTACCAGGCCTGCAGCTTGTGGCCGAGAACGTTGAGGTGGACCGAGTTTGCGGCCACCCGGAAGGAAGGCGGGACGGTCTTCGCAGCGACCGCCGCAGTATCGTCAGGCGTCGGCAGAAATCCGGGCGTTAGGCGGGCGGCGACATCGAAGGCGTAGGGGCTTGCGAGGAACTGGCGCACCGGGCAGAAGCTCGAACCGAACGCCTCAGCCAGCCAGCGCTCCATCTCCCGGATGTAGTCCCCGACCGGCGTGCCGGCGGCCTCGGACGGGCCGCGGTCCAGAAGGCCCCAGATGACGAACGTCGGGCTGTCGGGGGACAGGTTCGCCACCGCTGACCTGTAGTACGCCTTGATCTCCGAGACCGTCTTCGTGCCTCCGACCACAGCGTCCTCATCGTTGACGCCCATGCCCAAGAACAGCAGCTGCCCCCGCGTCTGCCGGCCGGCCGTGCTCACCAGCCGCACCTTGCCGGTGGTCACCGGGGCGCCGGGGATGCTTCGAGCGAACAGCCGAGTTGCTCCCGAGGCGGAGAGACGTCCGACGATCTGCTGCCCGTCCTCGCAGATGGCGATCACCTGCTGGGCGGAGCTGCTGGCGCGAAGCGGATCGATGGCATCCATGACCAGCGTGGTGGTCCCGGACCCGAGAATCACGCCGCCGGTCACCGTCGCCCATGCGCTGACCGAAGAGGCCCGGAACTGGATTTCTTCGCTGCGCTCCCCGCTCACACCGAAGTTCCAGATCTGGTGGCCGATGGCCTGCTCGAGCAAGCGCGACCAGCGTTCCTGCGCAGGGGTGGCCAGGTCCGCGCCGGCAGTGGTCGAATCCCCGTAGGCTGCGGCCGGCAACTGCGAGAAGCGCGGCACCTTGGTGACAGGGTTGCCGGCGTTGTCCAGCGCCAGGGCAATGCTGTTGTCGGCGTAGCGCAGCACCAGCCCGAGGGAGTCATACCCGTCCTGCTTGGAATACCCGATCTCGGTCAGAACCCGCTCCTCTGTGATCGGCCCGGTTCGCTCTTCGATCAACTCCGCTGAGTACTGGGTGGGCCTGCCAAACGGATCCACCTCCAGATAGGTGCGGGAACGGTCGTCGAAGATCACTGCTGCGCGCACCGGGTCATAGCTCTCATCGCTCCTGATCATGCTGTCGACCAACGACTGGTCAGCCTTCTGGGTCAGAACGTCAGCGGAGCGCCATTCCAGCCCGGCCACCCCCATGACGTAGCGTCCGCTGTTCGGTACGGTCTGACCGGACACCGGGTCGACGTGGGTGCCGGTATCTCCGACCACAGCCACCTGCCGGTTCAGCGGGATCTGCCCTGCCCCGGCAGCTGCCGCCGCTGCTGCCCAGGTGGGGAACTCGATCGTGCTGCCGTCGGCAATGAACTTTTGGACGTCGAACTCGATTCCCACCCAGCTCTTTCGCACTGCCCCCTTTCGGTCTACCCAGGTATGCCCTGAGCCGTTGATCCCCGCATCAAGGTTCTCGGCGTTGTCGTACAAATCCAGGGGCGAGCTTGAGCCCACCGGATTGCCGGTGTTGTATTTGGTCATCTGGGTGCGTCTCCGGTGGTGCTACGGCGCGGTCGCGTCGTCGTATTGGTAGAAGGCGGGGTCGTACTGCAGGGCGGCCAGCTCGACAGAGCCGTCTTCGCCTGGCGTGAGCTCGGCCAGCACGGCGTCATATCCAGCACGCGTGCTGTCGCAGAAGATCAGCTCGGGGGGATCGATGGTCGGGTCGTCCATGATCCAGGTGTTGAAGGCGTGCTCACCCGGCAGCGCCGAGGCGGCGATGGTCAGGCGGTGGTCGTCGACCCGGGTAGGCACGATCACGCTGGAGAGCGTCCCGTCTTGGAACCGAATCAGGCACCGCGGTGCCGCCAAGGTCCAGTCCAGATACTCGCCCACCTCGATCAGCACCCGCGTGCCGTCAAGGCGCGCCGATTCGATCATGGCACTGGCGGTGCTGGATCCGGGGATGTCGTCGAACAGCTTCACCCGGTCGCCGTACTGGTAGACCAGCCCCATCATCTCCGTCTTGGTGGTGTAGGTGAGCCGCTGGCCCTGATGCTTCATCAGTCGGCGCATGCCGATCCGGTAGGCGCGATCGCGCGTGCCAACACCCTGCAGCTCGAACGTCTCCACCTTCCACGGCGTGTCGCCGCCCGGCAGCCGACACTCCACCGTCTCAGCCGCCCAGGACACCTCGTCGATGTAGGTCACGTCCACGCCGTCGAAGTCATCCGGACCCGGCGAAGTGAACGCCGTGGTCAGCGGCTCCAGCTGGCGCTGCGGCGAGATACCGCCGCGCCAGGCCTTGATTCCCTCCCGGCCGGCCGAGCACATCGAGTCGATCAGCAGGAAGTACCCCATTCCCGCCTGGGCGGCCATCTGCAGCAGGTCGAGGGCGCTGGTGCCCGACTTCTCCGCGCTGAAGTCGAAGAACTCACCGCGCGGCGTCCAGTAGGTGTTCTCCAGGTGGGCCAGCGTATCAGTGTCGATCTGGTCAGCCGGCAGCCCCAGCGAGCGCATCACGTGGATCATCGCGCCGCTGATGCTGCGCGCGGTGCCATCGTCATACAGCCGGGTCGCCTCGACGTTGAAACGGCGATCCGTCTGCGCCGCCAGCTTGGTGCCGGTGGTCACCGTCAGGCCGATGGTCGTCAGGTCGTCGTAGCGCGTCGGGCGCTGCGGCAGTCGCGCGCGCAAGCCCTGCCAGAAGCAAGCATCGCGCGCCGAGTTGCCGCCGCGCTCGGTCACCCGACGCACGCGCACTTCGATCTGCCCTGGCGTGCCCAGCGTGATGCGCTCGGTGAATCCCAGCGAATCCTCAGAGGTCGCGGTGTAGCTGTGGGTCCTCACCGACCAGGGATCGCCCGATCCGTATACGCGCCACGCCACCCGCACCGTCACGGTGAAGGTGCGCTTGTTGCCCTTGTCGGTGTACCAGATCAGGCCGCCCGGGAAGTTGAAGTCGTACTCGAAAGCATCGGTCGTCTCCCCGTTGGGGCACACCAGGAATGGGCCCAGCCATTCTTCGCCCTCCTGCAGACCGGTCGCCCGGTAGTCGGTCGCGGTCCGTGAGGTCCAGCCCGGCCAGCTGGTATCGACGACGCCGCCCTCGGTCAGCCGCTGGACCACCAGGGTGAGACCGGAAACAGCAGTGATGCGGTACTCGCTCTGGCCGCGCGACATCGCCAGCGAGACACTGCCCGGCGGCAGGCCACCGAAAGCAGTGCCGCCCGGACCGTCATAGGCCAAGGTGACGCGCGGCAGCGTCGCCGGCGTGCCGCCAGTGGTGGCCACACCCGCCGTGGCCGCCGGGCTGGGGCCGAACACCGCCGCCGGCATTCCGGTGAAGCTGATGCTTCCGCCGGCGTACGGGCTAGCCGCCTCGGCGATGGTGACCACCCCGCCCCACTGCGTCGCGACCAGGCCGCTGTCCACCAGCTGATCGTTGATCGCGGTGAGCAGCACGCCCAAGGTGATGTAGTTGGCCACCAGCGCCACGCTGTAGCTGGTGCCGCCCCAGACAACGCCGAAGGTCACCGGGGTGCCAGTGAAGTCGAAACCGGTGGCGGCATCCGAACCAGTGAGCCGCGACGGACTGCCGCCGACACCGGGCACGGCCGGCGTGCCAGGTGCATAGCTCGCCACGAACAAACCATAGTCGGCGCCGTTGTAGGTCAGCAGCACCGGCATGCCCACATACGGGGCAAGCTCGGCCACCGCGCCACCGGCGATGACGGAATAGAGACCGCTGGTGGTCGCGGTAAAGGTTGCCGCCACCTTCAACGTCAGCACGGCGCCAACCGTCCAGGAGGCTGGCACAGACGTGGCAGGCCGCTCCTTGCCGTTCGCGTCGGTGACCGTCGCGTTGTTGAGCGTCAGCACGTTGCCGGACACGGTGACCGAATCAGCATTGAGGCTGGTGGCGACGTCCGCCGTGTCGCTCAGGTCCAAGCCGGCCGTGCCCGAGGCGGTGGCACCGACCTCGGTCGAGTTCACCCAGTTCTCCGAGCGCACGTCGCCGCCCACGTCGGCGCCCGGCGGGTAGATGGTCATCTCCACGTCGCTGCCGAAGGAACTGAGCGGGGTGTTGCCCAGCCGCGCGGAGCCCAGCGGGATTACATGCCGCCCTTTGCCCACACACACGAACATCTGCGTCCGATAGGTCTTGCCGCCGACGAAGCGCGACACCGGCTGCACCAGATAATCGGCCCAGACCCGGCATCGCCCCAGAACCTCTCGTACGGGGCTGCCAAGGCGCGCGGAGTTTGCTCGGGCGGTATCCAGGCTGAGCGTGTCGCCTTGCCCGTACCGGCTGCCCGAGGGCATGGTGGCGACCATGTAGATCGCGTAGGCGGCCATGACGGCCACCACCACCCAGTAAACGACCGCGGCGGCACCTTCGTAGTGGGGGATCGGGTACATGCGCACATCGGTGTCGGCTTCGATCCAGGTAGAAGCCCATGCTTCCGCCGGCACCGCAGCGCCGCACACCTCGACCTCGATCGGGTGTGCCCCCTCGCTCGCGTAGCTCGGCACGTTGGAGCGCAGCCACCCATCGATTGTGGTCCTGCCGTGGCGATGGGTCTCCAGCGCATCGCCCGGCATGCGTGAGGGGAAAATCTGGATCACGCGTAATACTCCACCCGATTGAAACGGCACTCGAAGCGGGCGACCGGCAGCACGGTGACGTTGCGGCCGTCGTTGCACTCCAGCGCGCACATGCGGCCCTCGACCTCCACGAGCACCGCCACGTGGGTGACCACGCTGCCCTGATAGCAGAACGCAACCGCGCCTTCCACGAGGTCACTGCCGGCGTGCTGCAGGGCAGCCTCGCTCGCCAGTTCAGCCAGGTCAGCGCGCGTCGCACCCGGGTACTCGTCCCATGGCGCAAGGCCAAGGTCACGCCGCACCTCGTTGACGACGCCGTAGCAATCCAGCTCCGGGAACTTGCGGCCGCCGCTGACCCAGACCACGTCCAGGTACTTTTCCAGATCGATGTTCATGTGATGTAGCGCAGCCCCGGGTGCTTGGTGAGGTTGAAGCGGTCGCGCGGCCAGGCCGTGTCGAGGATGTTCATGAAGCCGGCGGTCACTTGGACCTCCGTTGCGGTCCACTGCCCGCCCTTGATCACCATCGACAGCGGCTTCTTGGCCGGCGCCAGCAGGTCGTTGCTCAGGTAAATCCGTAGGGTGACGGTCATTTCGAGCCGGGCCGCCAGCGCCGCCCGGATCTCGGTGCTCACCACCCCATCGATGTTGGTCAGCGCGAAACGGAGGTCTTGGACTCCATCGGCGGTGCGGGAGGGCTTGGCCACATCAATGCCGCAGGCCTTGAAGATCACCGTCTCGCCTGTCTCCAGCACCGCGCTGATGTCCTCCCAGCCCTTGGTGAGGTAGTGGGTCTTGCTACCGACCGCGATCGCCAGGGTTTCGTGCTCCACCTCCGCGCCGCCAGAGGCGTACAGCCGTTCAAGAATGCTCATGGCCTGGGCCACTCCCTGTTTGCAGCCACGTCGATGACGTTGGCCTGCAGGAATCCTTCGGGATACTCGGACCAGCCGTCTGCCAGCAACGGTCGGCTGTAGATCTCCAGCGGTGCCGTGATCAGCCACAGGTTGCTGTTGGTCAGCGTCGGACCATCGTAGATATCGGTGAAGCGGCTCTTGTAGTAGTCCATGCCCAGAGGGCTGCGCAGCCGACAGGCGAACCACGCGACACCGTCGCTCAGCCCTTCTTGGAACCACTTCTCGAACAGCGCGGCTTGGTCGTCGTTCAACAGCCAGCGAACCTCGACGTTTGTCGGCGTGGCCGTGTACGCGCGGCGCGGCATCGATCGACCACTGACGAACGTGGAGCGCTTCAACGGCGAGACGTGGCGCAGGCCGTAGCCGTCGCGCAGTGGCTCCGGCAGCCACTGCGGTTGCATGATCAGCGCCATTACCCGACCTTCCTTCTGACGTTCCAGTTTGAGCGCATGGCCCGGGACTGCGGCCCAGTGCCAGACGTGGTATCGGCTACGCGGTCTTTCCGCGCCATGGTCACCGCCCTGACCACCGTCTGCTCCATCATCAGCCGCTCCCGCTCACTGAGCGATCCGTTGACGTTGAAGTTGAACTCGTTGGTGTCGCCACCACCGCCGCCGGTGCTGGTATCGCGGGCAACCCGCTCCAGGGTCGCATCCAGCTTCGCGCTGGTCGCTGCGGTCGTGACCCGCTCGCCCTTCTGCAGCAACCATGTGCCGGTCTCGGGGACGCTGTCGATGCCGTCGTGCGCCATGCCGACCGCGGAGATGCTGGAGATGATCCCGGCAGTGGCGGCGGCGACCGACGCGATCGCGGCCAGATTGGCCGGCCACGGATTCTTCGCCGCCTCCGCCATGCCTGCCTGGATCGCCAATGTCGCCTGTGCGATCGCGGCCGCCTTCTGCGCCACGAAGGCGACCCTGTACAGGGCAGACTGCTCGCCGAAGCTGTTGCGCATGATGTCTGTGACGCTGCCCAGACCCTGCTGTGCAGCGGTCAACGTGACCTGCCAGCGGGAGTCCTCCAAGGACTGGAGGCGTTTCTGGTGCTCGGCCCTCATCTGCTCTTCCTGAGCATCCCACTCGCTTTCGAGATCCGCACGCGCCTGCCGGTAGTCGTTCAGCGCTTCGAGCTGAGCTTCATACCTCGCGTTCTCCTGTTCCATGGCCTTATCGATCTTGGAGAACTCTCCGGCCGCGCCGCCATACAGCGCATCCGGCCCAGTGAAGCCGTCTGCACCCGTTCCACCAACCTGGTCCAGCGCGCGCCGAGCGGTCGCCGCGTAGTCCGAATCATTCGCCGCGCCGGCTGCGGCCGCCGCCTGAATCACCTTCAGCCGCTCGCGCGCCAGGTCGACGCCCAGGCTGTCCTCTCGGTTCAGCTCCTTACGCAGCTTTGCGAATTCGTCCGTCGCCTTCGCGGCCCTCTCATTGGCGTCTTTCACACCGTTGAGCCGGTCGATCTCCATCGCCCAGCCCCTCAGGGTCTCCTGCTGCTGGGCATTGAGACCACGTAGAGAACCAGTCGCGAGCTCGAAATTAAGCTGCTGCAGCTCCGTGGCCTTCTCGGACCTGTCTGCGCTCGCGTCGAACAGCGCTATCTGGCGCTGGTACTGGAGGCCCGATGCTTCGTAGGCACGCATCAGCTGCTGCTGCGAGGCTGCCCGCTTCTTCGAATTCTCGGCATCGGCCGCGGCAGCAGCGGCAGCCGCTCGCCCTGCGGGATCGCCAGTAACTCCGGTCGCCGACACCGGATCCATCGCCTGCTTTGCCCTTGCCGCCTGAGCGGCCATGTCCTGGGCAAATGCGAGCTTCGCCTGCTCCTGTGCAATCTCACCCTGCAGCCGCTTGATCACGGTATCCGGCATGCTCAGCAGGTCGGACGGAATCAGCTCTTTGGCGTTCAGCATCGATAGCCCGAGCGTGCCGCGAGCCTTCTTGACCGCGTCCACCGTGTCATTCAGACGCTTGATGCGGTCCTCCACGCGGACCGTATCGAACGCATCGGGCCCGTTCAGCCGCGCAGACAGCTCCTCTGCGACGAATCCCGTGGCGCCGGCGAATGAGGCCGTGAACTTTGCCAACACCCCGATTGCCTCAATAGCACCAGAGATGACGTTGTTGAAGCCCTCGCGCACCTGGGGATCATTCAACGTGGCAATCAGCGTATTCACCGCCTCCGTAGCACCAGCCAGGCTTCCATCGCCGCCAGTGGTCAGGTCGTTGATGGTGTTCATCAGCGCTGCCAACGCGCCACCGAAGGTATCCCGGGCGGCCTCCGCCGCGCCGCCGTACGATTCCTCCAGGATCTCCAGAATCATTATCTGGGCTTCACCCTCTTTGCCGGCCTTCACCAGCTCATCGATGGTGCCGCGCACTTCCTTGGTGAATGCCGCGCCGAAGCCCTGCTGGGCGAGCGCTGCCGCGGCCTTGCTCGGCGATTCCAGTGCGCGACCAATCGTCTCGGCGGACTGGCTAACGCTGATGCCCAGGCGCGCCGACTGATCGATGATGGCCTGCATGGCGCGGGGGATATTGGTCCCCAAGATGCCCGAGTACGAAAGCAGACGGGTCTGGGCTTCCACGATCTCGCCACCGCTGAAGGTGGACTTGGCGGACAAGGTGTCGGCCATGTCCAACAGCTGCTGCCGTGTGTAGCCTGCGGCACCGCCGGTCGAACGAATGATCGCGTCGAGCTGGGCGATCTCCCGTTCCGCTGCGACTGTGTTTCGGGCGATCAGCACCACCGCGCCGGCGATAGCGGCACCGAGCGCAACGCCAGCCATCTTCGCTTCTTTCTCGATGTTCTTGCGCCATTTCTGCGTCTGGCGTTCGGACTTGTCCAGGCCAGACGCAAAGCCGCCGATCTCGGCAATGACGTCGATGGTCAGCGTGCCGAGAGAACGTCGTGACATGTGCAGTTATCCCCAGCTCGCCATCGCCTCTTCAAGGCCGATCGGCTCCGCTTTCTGGTATCGAAGGAAGTCAGTTACTTGGAATGCCGGGGCTGACGGCTTGCGCTTGCTGTTGGCGAACAGGCTGGCCAGCAGGCCAGCGTTCCAGTCGGCGCGCATCATCGGGTTCAGGCCTCCGTGGCGTTCCCGGTATGCAGCCCAGAGCCTCACCTCGCGAGCGCTGAGGCGTTCCTTCGCCACAGCAATGGTTTCGCCGCCGATGCCGTTAAGCACCAGCTCGCACCAGAACTCGTCTTCCGGTGTTAGCTCGTAGCTTTTCCCAGCGAGTTCACCTCGCCGATGGCACTCAGCAGCGCCAAGGTCAGGGCGCCGTCCAGCGCACCGCGGTCCGCATCCGACGCACCGGTGATGTCACCTACGGTGAAGACGGGCTTTCCCTGCTCATCGCAGATGGAGGCCGCGATACGGCCGGCCACGCTGTCCTGGCGCCCGCCTGCGGCGAGCACGTCGGAGATGGCGGACTGGAAGCCCAGCGGCCGCACGAACACCGTGGCGGTGAACTCTTGCTCGCCCTGGCGCCAGCTGATCTCCTTCTCGACCGGGCGGCCGGTGAAGGCGCCGGCCTTCAGCAGGCCAGCGATCGACAGGTCTACAGCCTTGCTCTTCGGGACGGACGCAGGTGGCGCCGCCCGCTTCCGGCTCTGAGTCTTCGCAGCGGTCACGGGGCCACCACCTTACGGACCCAGACACCCGCGCCAGATCGCTGCAGGCTCGCAGCCGTGGAAACCACAGCGTTTGCCTGGAAGTCGAAGGGGAAGTCGGCGACATAGCCGAGGAACGTGTACCAGGTCCGCCCCGCGCGCAGCACCATCTGCGGCTCGCTGTTGCGCTCGGCCGTGGCAGCCGCACCGGTGCCGGCACCGCCGCTGAAGGCCACAGTCGGCACACTCGTGTAGCCGGTGCCCGGATTGGTGACGGTCACCCCGATCACCGAGCCATCGTCCACGATCGCGGTCGCCGTGGCGCCGGTGCCGCCGCCGCCCGTCAGGGTCACGGTGGGTGCGCTGGTGTACCCAGTGCCGCCGCTGGTGACGTTGATGCCGCTGATGGAGCCGCCCACGGTGAGGGTCGGAGCGATGTCCACGCCGTCAGACCAGCCGATCGCCCACTGGATCAGCTCATCCGAAGCTGCCTCACCCAGCTCCCACATCAGGTAGTGGCTCTCGTTGCGCGGATCGGCGTTGATCGTGACCGATGCCTGGCCGGGCGTGCGCAGGCCCTTCTTGTACGTGCGGCTGTTGGTCTCGGACAGGCAGGTGTCTTCGATCTGGTCCGCGGGGTTCGCGCCCGGGTTGAAGTTGGTGATGCACTCGATCTCGCGGATTTGGCCATTGATCAGGCCGTACAGCTGGGTGCCTTGCGTCAGCATGCTCATGAATGTCTCCCTGCGGGCATAAAAAAACCCCGCAGTGCGGGGTGTGGGTGGGTGAAACGGACGAACGTCTTCAGCGCGGCACGAGCCAGTCCACGTCGAACGAGTAGCGGTACAGCTTGGTTTCGGGGTCTTTCACCTGGTCGCCCCAGCGGGTGACATAGGCCTTCCCCTCAATCGCGTCGCGGATCGCCCGCGCCGCCGCCAGCAGCGAGACGGGGTCGTCGCTGTAGACGTCGATCTGAAGTGAGTAGCCGTCCACGTCAGGACGGTCGCCCAGGTACTGAGCCGGCTCCCCGCCGATGGTCTGCCAGACCACATAGGGGCGCGCCGGCGGCTTCTCGACCAGTCCGAAGGGATAGACCCGTGTGGGATTGGCGCCGAACAGAGCCAACACCGCCGCGCTGGCGGTGCAGGCCTGGAAGATGGGGGCGATCACTTCTTTGCTCCCTTCGCCTGCTTGGCAAGTGCGCGATCGAGCGCGCGGTTGAATTCGAGCGCGAAGGTGTCCACCGCCTTCTGCCCGGCCTGCTCGGCCACCGGCCGCAGGAACGGCCGAGCCGCCACCTTGGCCGTGCCCAGCTCGACGTGGCGCCAGTACCAGGTGTCGCCACCGGGATTGCTGGAGCTGCCATCCGTGGCATAGGTCTGTCCCGTGCGGCGCTTACGGCGATTCTCGCGGGTTCTGCCGTACTGCTTTGCCCCGCCGAGCACCCCCAATCGGAATGCCAGCTGCCCGTCACGCTTGAACGCCCTGCCGTCCCAGCGGAGATCGATGTTCTTCCAGATGGCCTCGCCGGTCTCGTAGTCGTCCAGGCGGCGAGCGTTGCTCTGTGCCTGAGCGCGGAGCACGGCGGTCGCCTTGCGCAGCGCAGCGCGACCGCCCTTGGCATTGGCCTCGTTCTTCAGCTGGGCCATCTTTGCCTTCACGCCGTCCAGGCCGCTGACGTCGAACCGGATGTTGTCAGCCATCGTTGACGCCCTCGCTGCACGGCAGCGTCATGTATTCCAGCCCGCTGACCGGATCGGCCAGCACGCCGTGCACGTTGTAGATCTGACCCCGGTGGATGATGCGGCTCTTGGCGGTCACCCCGGCACGGTGCCGGATGGTGATGCGAGTGGTCACCTCGCTATCGATCGCCTGGGCGGCCACGAACTCGCGGACGGACGACGGCACGACTTCGGCGAAGACGGTGGCCAGGTCGGCCCACGTCCGGATGGGTGCGCCCGATATGGGATCTTGGCTCTCCACCGCGTTCTGGATCAGCACCCGGTGGCGAAGGCGTCCGGCGGCGATCACCGCAGCTTCCCGCTCATGTAGGTGCCGCCCTCGGGATCAGTCTCCATGTCCTCGCTCTGGCACACGTAGTCCATCAGCCGGTTGGTTGCTTCTGCGTTCTCCGCCACTGCTTGCGCCAGCGCCATCATCGCTTCCGCCTGCGCCATCTGTGCTGTGGCCGACGCCTTCAGCGCTTCCGACAGCTCGTTTTGCTCGTTCATGGGCAATTTCCATCCATTTCAACAGCCAGGCCCTGCGCTGCGCACAGCCGAAGCAAGCCATCAGAACCGCTTCCGATACCACAGCAAGCTGTCGAAGCCGAGGGGCACCCGTGCAGCGCTGTCCCCTACGGTGACCGCCTCCCTGACTGACACCCAATGGGCGACCAGTACCAAGACTGCTTGCCGGACATCGGGCGTGAAGTTCATCTCGCCCTCGTCCACTGGATCACCCTCGACCAGCACCCGATCACAGTGCACCTGCACGTGGGCCATGGCCGCGTCGACGTACGACTGGAGCATCAGGTCGCTCACTTCGTCGATGACACGGCACTGCTGGCGAACGAGGTCGAGGTCGAGGGTGATCGCCATTACGCGGCCTCGCCTGCCTTATCCTGCGGGTCGGCAGCGGCAACCGGCTTGGCTTCCTTGCTGCCCTTGGGCTTGGCCTGCTTGTCGCCTTCGGCATTCGCCTTCTGCGGCGCACTGGGCTTGGCTTCCTTGTTGCCCTTGGCACCCGCTTCTTCATCCAGCGCCACGGCCAGGCCCTTCCCAATGAGGGTGTGGGCGTACTCGTCGTCCGCATCGAACGTCTGACCGGCCTTCACCACGTTGCTATCAGCGTTGAGCTTCACGGCATTGCCGATGAAGCCCCACTTCGTCTTGATCTTCATGCCGTCTCCAGCAAGTTGAGGGGGCCAGCATTTCGCTGGCCCCTAAGGTTGTGACGCGCCGGCGGATCAAGCGGTCGGGAACTGACCCTTGACGAGAGCTTCCCGGCGACGAACGCCCAGGCCCAAGCGCTCTTCGACCAGCAGCGCACGTTCGTTCTTGATGAACATGTCGTTGATCAGGCCCATCTTGAACAGGAAGGACATGCGGTCGAACAGCGTGGCCGCCCGCGCGAAGTTTGCGACGAGGAACTCGCCACCGGTGTCCGCGTCGCCCTCGTCCATGCTGTCGGAGGTGATGACCGGGCGGCCCCACAGGACCGGGGTGACCAGACCCTGGAGGTTGGCGAACAGGTAACGGTTCTGCGCATCCTTCTGCAGCTCGATGTTCATCCAGTCGAGCTCGGTCATGACCACGCCATCTGCCGAGAGCTTGGACTGCTTGCGCACCTGGTAGATCGCGCGGCGGACGATGTCGATCGGAGAGTCGCCGGCCTTCGTCAGCGCGGCGCTGTACGCGGTCGCCTGGGTCATAAGACCGTTGAGGTTCTCGCCGGTGCCATCACCCTTCAGAATCTGGGCCTCCTCCTCCAGCTTCAGGTCGTAGCGGAGCAGTTCCCGGATGTAGCCCAGCAGCTGCGGCACGTCGTCCAGCGCCTCGTCGGTCACCGGCATCCAGACGGCGATCTTCTTAACGCGATCAGTGACCGGCTCGAAGGTCACGTTGCTGGTCGGCTTGGTGCCACCTTCCGCCACCGGCGCCGCCCCGCGGGTATGCAGCAGCTCGCGGAAGAAGGTGTACTGCTGGCCGGAAACGGGGATGGAAGTCAGAAGATCGCGGATGCGCAGCTCCTGACGGATGCCCGGCTGGATGGTCGGGTCATAGTTCGGCGCCACGATGCCTGCGCTGGTGACCTTCGTTTCCTTCATCGAGGCCAGGTCGCCCTTGGTGATCTCGATCTCGGCGCGCTGCACGGTCTTCTGCTGCAGGCCCTTGTACTCGTCGTGGCCCTTCACCAGGTCGATGAAGGACTTGCCCTCACCCGGCTGGCCGCGGACCTTGACGCCCTTCTCTTCCAGCTCCTGCACCTTGTCGATGACGCGCTGCAGCTCGCCCTTGTTGTTCTCGATCGCGTCCTTCACATCCTTCGGAATGGCATTGCCTTTCTGGATGTCGTCGATGACGGCGTCGTACTTCTTCTGCAGGCCGGTGAAACCGTCCTTGAGCTGGGTTTCCAGCGACTCGCGGACCTTGGTGATGTCTTCGCTCATGGTGTTGCTCCGAAAATGGATTGGATGGAATTACCGAGTTTCTTCAGCTCGTCCACGGTCGCCGTGGCCGCATCCGCACCGTCTCGGTGGATTGCAGGGAAGCCGAGCGAGGCGACGGCGGCCGCCTCCTTCTGTGAGAGGCCCATGCGTTCACGCAGGCCCTTCTCGAACTGCCGGACCGAAGACTTGACGCTCAGGATCTCGGCCTCAGGATTCATGCCGAAGGGGACGATTGACGCCTCCCATAGCTCTGCCTTCTTGATCACCCTCACGCGGCGCCCATCGCGCGTTTCTTGGGCGTCCTCGATCGTGTTGAACCCGATGGACATCGAGTCAAGGGGTGCGTCCCCCTTCATCAGCTCGTACGCATCACGCGCATAGCTGACATTGAGGTTGATCTTTCCCTTAACCCATAGCCCGTGATCGTCGTCGCGATACTCGGCAGTACCGATGAGCTTGGTCAGGTCGTGGTACAGCGCCAGCTTCAGTCGCCCGCCGCGCGTTGTCTTCACGCGAATGAACGCACCAGGAAGAATCACGTCGTGGCCGAGATCGACGTTGTTGTAAACGGATGCGTAACCCTCGAAGTTCCCGGCCTCGTCGGCTTCCTTCACTTCGAAGGGGCATTCAATTCTGCGGACGGTCATTGCCTTGGGACTCCCATTGAGTGATGGCGTCGTACTGCGCGCCCTCAAGGCGCGGAAGGTTCTCTTTCAATCGGACATCGTTGATCGACATCCAGCCCGAGCCGCCGGATCCGCCAAGGGCGGCCTTGTAATAAGTCGAGCGAGCAGCGCTATCGCCGCGCAGCAGACCCTCCACTACGAACTCGACGAAGACCTCGGTGCCGCGGTGAATTTTGTCGTTCCACTCATCCTCGATCGCGTCGAGGTAGGGCTTGAGCCCATAGGTCACGAAGCCACTGTTCTGCTGTTCGAGGTTGGAGCCCATGATCGACGTGCGGCCGGCGCGGTTGGCCAAGTACAGCGGCACGCCCCATACGCCAGCGAGCGCCTCTTCCTGGAACTGCTGCGACTCAATGAACTGGCTGTCCTTCTGGCTGAGCCCGGCCGGGATCAGCTTCGGCCCACCCTGCAGCACCGCGATCTTGCCGATATCGTCCACGTCGCCCTTTCGGACATCGGGGAACTTTTCCATGATCTGACCCTGCTGTTCCTTGGTCAGGAACTGGTCGTAGACCACGTATCCGCCGGTGAACCCGCCCTTGCGCATGAATCGAGCCGACCAGTCCTGGCCGGCCTTGGCCAGGCCCATCGCCTCGGCCTGGTACTCCAATGGCGACAGACCGGTGATTCCGTCTGTACTGAACAGCTTGAAGTGCAGCATGTTCTCCGGCGATACAGGAATGCGCTGACCTTTCAGCTCGACGATGTAGAGCAGATCGTCGTCCGTGTCGATGGATACGTCGTCGGCGCAGACCGGGATCAACCCGATCATTTCGCCTTGCCGATTCCGCTCGATGATCACGTACGCGTTCCCGCGAAGCGCCATGTTGACGACCACGGCCTTCAGCAGATTGAGCCGTGTGATGTAGGGGTTCGGCTTACCGAGAAGGCGAAGGGCGCGCTTGTTCGCGGCGCTGTCACCGCGCACGAGCGTGCGCTTTCCGCCTACGTCCTGGTAGAGCTTGAGCGGCAGCCCCGCTGCCGACTCGGACAGAATCTTGACGCACGTCCAGACGATCGGGACCGTGATCGCGGTCTTCGCTGTAATGCGGACCCCGGCCTTCGTTTTCCTTCCGCCGACTGCCATGTCCACTTCCCGGTAGTCGCCGGTCTGTGGATCGGTGTAGCCGAAGAAGCGCCAAGTGAGCGGGTTGTACCAGCGCACGGCCATGGTCAGCCCACCGTCCCGAAGAATCCGTTTTCCAGATACTCATCGACGCCCGGCTCGACGAGATCAACTGCGTGAGCCAGCCCCACGGCCATCAGCAGGGAAGCCATGTCATCGATCTTGTCCGGCGACCGCTTCTTGTCGGGCTTCATGTTCAGGTTTCCATCTTTCAATGCGATGAGGTTGGACGCGCACCAGTTCAGGACCGGGTCGTTTCCGTGTTGGATCTTCCTACCGATGTAGGCCTGCTCGAGCTCCTTCATCGCGGGGTGATAGTTCTTCGTGGTCTGGTTGAACTCGACCAGCGGGTGCCCATCGGCCAAGAGGCGCTGCGCAATTTCAGCTGCGTTCCAGCGGTCGTAGCCGATCGCCTGGGGACCGAAGCGGGCGATGTCCTCGCGGATCCTCGCCTCCACCACGCTGTAGTCGGTGACCTCTCCTTCGGTGGCCTCAATCAAGCCAGCCGCCACCCAACCCGCATACGGAACCACGCCGCGCTCCGTGCGTGCCCGCACCGCGTCCGCCGGAACGAATCGACGGCCCCAGGTGTAATAGACGCCGTCGACCTTCCACACCAGGCGCCAAGACGTCATATCCAGCGTGCTCGCCAGATCGAATGCGCCCCAGCACGGCTGCCCCGCGAGCCAGTCCAGATCGACGGTGCCGCCGCACTTCTGCCACTTCGTCAGGTCCACCCAGCCGGTAGCCGAGGAAGCCGGCCGGTTGAGCCGCTTGATCTTGAATTCGGCCAGCTTCGAGGGCATCTGCCGCGCCTCGACAGCCTCCTTACGGATGGCCTTCAACAGGTGTGGGTTGGCGTCCATCAGCGGATTGGCCTTGGGCCAAGCCGATTCGTCGAACTCGTCGTCGTCATCGTCGACGGCGAAGAACACCACCAGGAAGTGGTCAGCCGAATCGCCCAGGATGCCCTGCAGCACCTGCTTGGCGAACTGCCTGATTTCCCCCCACGGCCCCGGATTGGTGTATCCCTCGGTCGTGGTGTACAGCCACAGCGGGTTGCTGCGTGCACCTGCCGCCGACGTCAGCACGTTCAACAGGTCCGCCGACTTGTGAGCGTGGATCTCGTCCAGGCCCACATGCGACGGGTTCAGGCCGTCCTGCGTGCTGGCCTTGGAGTTGATGGGCTTGAAGGTTGCGCCCGTCTCCACGCGACTGATCGCGTTGGCCCAGCACGCAAGCCCGAATGCCTCCTGCAGGTCGGGCGTCTTCTCCGTCATCCGCTTGGCGACGTTGAAGATGATCCGCGCCTGGCTGCCGGTCGTGGCCGCCGAGATGATCTGGGCGCCCTCTTCCTCTTCACAGCACTGGCAGTACAGCAGGATCGCCGCAGCCAAGGTGGACTTGGCGTTCTTGCGAGCCACCGCGAACAGCGCCGAAGTGAAGCGCCGGCTTCCATCGAGGTTGCGAAAGCCGAACAGTTGCACCACGAAAAACACGTGCGACCGGTGCAGCTCGATCTCCGGCCGTGCCCACTTCCCTTCAACGTGCGGCAGCTTCTCGATGAAGTCGCATGGGTCGCATGCGTGCCACTCATCGAACAGGAACGGCGGGCGCTTCCGCTTGGCGCGCTTGAGGTCCGCGAGGAACCGCTTGCCCGCCAGCCGAATCCACTTACCGAACTTCTTGCCCTTCTTGTCGGCTACCGCCTCTTCGGCATATGCCGTGGCGATACCAACGTAATCACGCACGGGTCTTCCGCTTCGCACCGTTGTTGGCGAAGGCGTTCCCGGTCTTCTCGACATCGCCGGCCGGCCGGACCTTGCCCTGGGCAACTGGCGTGAGCCCGAAGTCGTTCATCAGGCCGCGCAGCTGCGACACCATCGACGCCACCGGGGCGAGGCCGGCGGCGTAGAGCTGCACGGTATTTCCATGCAGCGCGCACAGCTGACCGAAGGCGGACAGGCCGGCCTCCGTCAGCAGCTTGTTCGCGTGCAGGATCGGCGCCAGACGGTCCCATTCCTTGATGGCGTGGGCATTCGGCAGCCAGTCCGGCGCCGCCGGCACGTCGGACACCAGCGGCAGCTCGGCGGCCGGCGGCGGTGCACGGTCAGGGCGATCCGTGCCGGCCACCACTTTCAGCGATGTCGGTTTGCGGGGGTTCGCCATGTTCGTTCCGAGGGCGGCCGGTTGACCGCGAAAAAATGGTTTTTCTCAACTGACGGTGCATATAAACGCCTAGGCGCACGGTCAGGAGCGCGGACGACCTGAACTTTCGACCCGCCCCTCCCCCTCCGGGTTTCCCCGGCGGCGTGGGTGCGGATTTTCGTTCAGGTTCGTCCGCTGGTCGGCCGTGCCCGGCGAGGCTGGTTGCCGAAGCCGCCGTCCTCGCCTGCTGTCTTCACGTCGTGACAGCGCTTGCAGAGGGGCTGCCAGTTCGACGTGTCCCAGAACAGATACTGGTCACGTCGATGCGGTATCACGTGGTCAACGATGCGAGCCAAGGTCACGCGGCCGTGCCGCTGGCACTCCGCACATAGCGGTGCGCGCTTGAGGAACGTCTCGCGGGCCTTCTGCCATCGACTGCCGTAGCCGCGCTGCGCGGTGGTGAGGCGAGCGGCCTCGGCCGGGACGTGCGCGACGGCATCGGCCTTGTGCGGCCGATGCTTGGGGGCACGCGCAGGCACTACCGGTCCGCCTGGATCACGGCTTGGCAGGCGCGGAGCTGGTCGTCGGCGTCTCGACCGATTCGAACAACTCGGCCCGCAAACTCTTCTCGGCGCTGGGTGGCCGCATCACGTTCGAGGGTGCCGGCTGCGGCTTGGGACAGGAGGCCGGTGTGGCACGCGGCGAGGTCGTTGCGCAGGCGGAGAGCACCAGAGCGCAGGTCAGCCACAACAGCATCAGCGACGGCCGGGGCCGCAGCGCGGTCATCTTCATGCTTCGCTCCGATAGCGGCCATGGTGTCGGCCTGGCTATGCTCGATTGCCCGAGCTTCGTTCACTTGATCGACGACCGCCTCTGCGCCTTTCGCCCGCTGGTCAGATTCGGCCACGTTCGCGCGGTCGCCGCGCCAGGACCAGCCCGCCCAGAAGGACAAGGCTATCGCCACGGCAGCGAGCAGGGCATAGAGACGGATCATCAGGGCATCTCCGGCGGGATCACCGCGCCTACCTGGCGCATGGCCGACTCCAACGACATAACCCGCAGCCTCAGTCGGTGGGCTTCTTCCTGCGCGGTCATGCGCAGCCTGATTTCTTCGGCCAGCTGCAGCGTGGTCGCCGCCTGGGATTCCTCCAGCGACTTCACGCGCTGCACCAAGCCGTTCAACAGGTCGACGTTGGCGTCCGTCTCGGTCCGCTCTTTGCGGCGGGAGAGCAGCGCCCCCCAAGTTTCCCTTGCCACCCAGAACGCGGCGAGACCGCCGGCCATCCACCACGGGACGGTTTCCTCGGTCATGACACGACCACGCCACCTGCTTTGCGGTAGGCCGCCAGCAGGTCATCCAGCTTCCGCTCGTGCTGCCCGTACCCAGCGCCTGGCAGGCTCGCCCAGATGTTGCGGACGAAGCTGATTGCCTTGACCACCTGACCGGACTTGATCAGCTCCAGGGCACGCCGCTCCCTGATCTGCTGGATAGCGATCAGATCCTGGCTGAGCGGTGAGAAGTCCTTCAGACCCAGCAGGCGGCGGTACGCATCGTAGTACCGCGATAGCAACTGGTAGCGACCGGCGGCCGTGGACTTGATGCCCAGCCTGGGCAGCGGCACCAGCTCGCGCGGGTGGTCGGCATAGCCAGTGAACAGCTTGCCTCCCACGATCACGTCATAGCCGTGGTCCTTGGTGGGCTGCTTGCCGTTGTGGGTGCCCTCGGACCAAGCCAGCATGTCCAGGAACGCCACGACGTTCACGCCGCCTGCTTGTTGGGGAGTGATGCGAGCCATGAGCTTTCTCTGTCAGGGCGCCCGCCCCGCCGCCGGCTGGGCGCAAGGGTTGATCCGGTCTGGGAAGCGGGCAAAGAATAAGCCCGGCTCAGTGGCCGGGCATAGTCGCGTGCGATGGTAGGAATCTACTTGTAAAAGTGCGGAGGTGTCACCTCCGCAATCCATTCTTGACCAACCAAGGGTCACGGGCAGGGAAACGTGTCCTTCAGTGCCAGGAGAACAATCAACTCGATTGAAGTGTCGTTGTCGACCACGCCTTTACCCACGTGCTCCTTGATGTACCGATTGGTAATGCTCAACACCATATCCTGGTCCGTTCCCAGCTTCGGAGGCATGCAGAACATAGGTGTACCCGTGTCGTGGGTGATTGCGGCGTTCGACCAGAAGATGCCTCGCGCCACACCGATGGCATAAGTCTCAGCCGTGCTCTTGACGGCACCGCCCGCGGCAACAGCCTGCTTGTAGGTGCTCACGCTCACCTCTGCATGCGCCGAGGCGCTGACAAGTAGCAACGCCGCTGCAACCATCCTGATTTTCTTCATTTTCTCTCCCTGTAGGCGACGTCTATCGGCACAGCCATGTGAATCTTAAGGCTGATAAGTCAGTCCTTACCACTCAGCAGTGTGCCAGCCTGGCTCAAGCTGCGTGGCCCAATGAAGAGCGCATGTACCAAGCCGCCTCTTGCTCTGCCTCCACCATTTTGCCGAGCAACCACTCGTACACCGGCTTCCACGTCCTGCGGTATGCGGCCTCGTCCCGGCCAATGGCAGCCGCTCGACGGCGGTCGCTCACCGCCCCCAAGCCTGACCCGCCACACACCTTGCAGACTACTCTAAGATCTCCGGAAACCGTTTCGCCGCGGCCCTCGCAGCCATTACAGTGCGGCCTGGCCGCAATCTCATTGATCACGGCGCCGGCCAGGCTCGGCAGCGACTCCAGCGTGCTGATGGGCCAGCACTGTGCCTTGATCTGGCCCAGCCGGTGCGCCGCCCGGTCGCGCTCGGCCCGCTGCTCGGCCGTCACTGCACCGGCCCAGCCCATGCACACCTCGGCCAGCCCCAGCTCCGTGCGCGCGTCAGCCAGTCGGCGCTGCTGCCGGCGTAGCTCGGGGGTCACGAGCGCGATCACCGCGTCCCGCAGCTTGTGCCGGCGCAACGCCGCGCCGTCCGGCCACCAGCAGGCCTCCAGCAGCTCCCGGCCCAGCCCGGCAGGCACCATGCCCAGCGCAGCCGCAATGTCCTGGTTGGTGAGGTCGGGCGTCCCGCCGCGGCCGGTGTCGAACTTGACGGTGGACGGACCCAGACGGGCCATCAGCTCACGGACGTTTGCCATCTTCTTTCCCCAGTTGATCGTTGGTTTGTCCCGCACCGGTGATGCGCACCACTACCTGCCCGCCCGGGCGGCGCTCGCTCTTCACGTCCGGGTGGCTCTTGAACCGCTTGTCGTCGATGCCCAGAACCTGGGCGATCCCGTCCCGGTACGCCTTGCAGCGCCCGAGCATGTTGTCGTCGTCCGGCAGCTTCTTGCCCGGCGCCTGGTAGAAGTCGAACCACAGGTCCAGACGCCCCTCCGGCAGCCAGGCGTCCCGCAGGCCGGCCTCGAAGGCGAGCACCACGGCAGCCTGACGTGCCGCCTTTGTGGCCTTGGCCTTCACCCGCCAGTGAACCCGCGCGTTCGGCGACAGGTCCTTGCTCGGCCAGGGCAGCACCAGCTCCAGCGCGCGCTCAGCCACCCGACACCTCCGGGCGCACGGCGACCATTGCTCGATACACCGCTTTGGGCCAGTCAAAACCCGAGTACACAAACTGCTGTGCAACAGCTGCCATCTTTTCCGTCGGCTCCACCGGCACCAGCACGTAGCCCTCCGGTGGTGTGCTCGCCGCTTCGATCTCCAAGTTGATCGATCTAGCTTCGTTGATGCTGATTCGGCCCTCCGCCAGAAGGTCCAGCATCAGTGCTTGGAGCTTCGGGCTGCTCATGCCGCCCGCTCCATCTGCTCCCAGTGCGCCGTCAGGCGCTGCACCCGGCCGCCACGTGCCAGGAACTGCTCCACGGTCTCGACCGGTGCCGGCCACCTCGGAGGCGAGCTCTTCGAAGCGCTCGGCTCCTGATCTCGGACAGCGATCGACCTGATCACACGCTGCAACGGGAGGCGCCGGGCATTTCGCGCACGCTTACGCTCCTTCAGCTCGGCCTCTGTCAACTTCCGACGCACCTTGAGTGGCACGCCGCTGGCCTGGAAGGTGGCCTCCTTCCCGCGCCCAACCTTGAGCAGGAACCCACAGCGAACCAGCCATGGCAGCGTGTCGCGGATGTTCTTGCGCTCCTTGGCGTTGCCGACTTCGGCCGCACCCATGCGCTCGTACAGCGCCTGCATGCCCAATGCCTCACCTTGGCACGAGGCGAAAACTGCCCGCAGGTCCTTGGATCGCTGCCCATACTGATCATTCATGCTGCTTCCCTCAGTTGGTTGACCACCGTCTGCTGCTCGATCAGCTCGTCGTCGGTCCCGTAGGTCTCGTGGAAGGTCCGCGAGCCGTCCATCAGGCTCGGGCCGTAGATCTCGCGCATCTCGCCGAACGTCTTTCCCTGCATCGGGTGACGGCGGTGGTGCCACACGCACAGGGCGTACCCGAAAGCGTGCCCGCGGCGCTTGTTCCCGCTCTTGGCGTGGTTGTAGTCGCAGCCGTACACCGCCTGGTGGGGCGCGAGCAGGCCTTGGGCGGCCAGCGAGAGGCACGCCATGCAAGGGCCGACCTTGGCCGCCTCGATCCGGGCGCCCTCGGCAGCAGTCGGCGGCGGCGCGCTGGACCACATCAGCGCGCGCCTTCGATCGGAAGACGCGACACACACACCCTGCGATAGAAGCCGATGCCGCTGTGGATGTCCTCGCCGTCGCCGGGCATGTGGAAGCTCATGCGCCGGCCCAACCCGCAAGGGTTGTAAGCCTTCGGCGGGTCATCGCTCTCGGTCCAGGTCTTGAAGTGCTGGCACTCATCGCAAGGCTGAACGTCGCCCACGTCCTTGCGTTCGTTTCGTCGGCGTACGACCTCTTCCAACAGCTGGTCAGTCGTGAACTGGGCGAGCATCTTCTTGGCAGACATCAGCGCGGGCCTCCCCTGCGCTTCTCGTCGCGGTCTGCGGCGCGCCAGCCGTGCTGCCACGCATCCGACTTCGGGGTCGTATGGGCGACCTTCTTGAACTGGCTGTCGGTCGGCTGGTCGTGCCACACCAGGTGCGGGTTGGTGCTCAGCCCGTCGCCGTTCAATCGGGCCGAGTAACCCGCGTTGATCTGGGCCGCGTACGTGCTGCGGGCGCTGAAAGCGGTGAAGTCCATTAGTAGCGGCTCCCGACCTGGCCGGGTTCGTTTGAACCGGTGCAAGGGTTGCGATGGTCGTTGGCACGCGGGCAGCGTCTGTTGCCGCAGATGGGGCACAGGATCATTTCGAAGACGCCCCACAGCGCGCGTTTCACGAAAGGCAGGCATTGGGCACACCAGCAGTTCGGAATCCAGCGATAGACCGGCTTGAGGCGCATCTCGCCGCCGACACACCGGCAGTCGCGGTACTGCCCGGTCCACAGCCAATGCCCGTGGCTGCCGGGTGCGACGGAGCCAGTGCGCGTCGGTAGGCGCTCGATCGGCCGGGATTGTTCTACAGCGCTCATCGTGTGGTTGCTCCTGTCTGTGCGGCGGCGCGGCGGCGGCGCGGCGCTCGTGTGGAACTGCGGGCTTCGGCCTCCAGGCGCTTTGCCTCGGCCAGGTAGTAGTCGTGCCGCGATTGGCGCTCGCTGGCGGTGAACTGCACATCCCGCAGCGCCGTTTCAGCAGCAGCCCGGTATGCCCCGGCCAGCTTCCTCAGCGCGGGCCCCTGCAGACGCGGGTCGTGTTTGAAGATGTCCAGCTGGTTGTTGTCCGAGCGCATCAGGCGGCGAGCTCCCGTGCCAGTTCCTCCAGGCGCGCGCGGATCTTCGCGTTGGCGCCCGGGGAGGCCTCGACCTTCCCAGCCAACAGGGCCACTGGATTGAAGGCCGGCGTCGCCGCGGTCAGCTGCAGGTGGTCGCTCACCTGGTCGTGCGCCAGCAACCCCTTGCTCACCGCATCTGTGAGCGCCGCATTGCGGCTGGTGAGGTCGAACCCCAGCGACGGGGCGTAGCTGGCCGGCAGGCGTGCAGCGCGCGCCTCCTTCACCAGCCGGGTGTACGTCTCCAAGAAGGCCTGGCGCGCGGCGATCTTGTCGCCCGCCTGGACCAGCGGCAGCGCCGTGTTCCATGCCTGCTGGGTGAGCGTGGTCCAGACCACGGTGTTGCGCTCGTCCGCTGCCTGGATGGCCACCGCCCACGCTTCGTTCGGTGCCGGGTGGCCGTCGTCGATGCGTTCCAGCACTGCGGCGAGGGACAGGCGGCCCTTCAGCTCGCGGCGGCAGCCTTCCAGCGCGCGCTCCAGCTGCGCCAGCGGGTAGCAGGACAAGTCCCGAACCATGTACGCAGCGGTGGTTGGACGCAGCTGGTCGCCGATCACCTCAGCCGTTACCACCAGCAGCTCGACGAGCCTGTCCTGTTCGTGATCAGCCAGCATTGCCCGCCCTCCCCTTGCGCAACAGCGCCTTGGCTTCGTCCGCGGTGCTCAGATTCGATTGGGTCTGGTCCGTGTGCTGGGCGCTGGTCGTCGTGACCTGCCGGCCGGTGGCCCACTGCGTGCGGTATGCCTCGGCTCCGGCCAGCAGCACGCCCAGGTCGTGCATACGCTTCACGGCGTACTGCTCGTTGACGCTCAGGAACCAGCCAGCCACCTGCGGCGCCTCGTCCCGGCCCAGCCGCTTCACCAGGTCCCGCACGTTGGTGTTCACCTTGGCGTTGCGCACCGGGTCCACGCCGTGCCGCAGACGGTAGGCCGAGCGGTAGGCAGCCCACGTCTGCTTGCAGGCTTCCTGCATCTGCGCTTCAAGGGCCGCCTTCGACAGCGGCGCGGCCAGCGCCGGAACTTGCGGTTCTTCTGACGGTTCAGTGGGGGTTATATGACGGTTAGGCGGCAGGGGGCGCACCTCCAGACCTGCGCCCCCTGCCTCACCCCCTGCACCGGGCGCACCCCCTACTGCACCGGGCGCACCCCCTGCATGGGGCGCAGCACCTGCGCCCGGTGCATCCCCCGCTTTTCCGGCCTTTCGCCTGCTCTTCGAAGGGGCAGCGGACGCGTCGAACTTCGCCGGAGTGACCGAATAGACGCTGCTGCTGTTGAAGCGTCGCTCGCGCGACAGCAGGCCCACCAGCTCGAGGTGATCCATTGCATCGCGAACAGCGCGCGCCGACATGCAGCAGCGCTTGGCTATGGTTCCGACGGCCGGCCAGCACACGCCGTCGTCGTTGGCCTGATCGGCCAGGGAGATGAGCACAGCCTTCTGCGTAACGCTCAGGCTCTGCAGCGGCCAGCACTGGCTCATGATGATCGTGGACATGGTTCAGACCGCCAGGGTGTAGTTGTCGCCTGGGGCAACAGGCCACCAGGTGCACGCGCTGCGGCCGCTAACCGGGCACGGCATCGCTGGGCCGCGCCATACCTGCTTGGTCTTCAGCAGCTCAGGCAGGCGGCGCGCGAGCATGTAGCGATCCAGGCCGGTCACGTCGGCCAGCTTCATGCTGGTCAGTCCCGGGTGCTGCTTCACGGCGGCGGCAGCCTTGGACTGCTGGTCACGCTGGATGCCGCTGGCGGCCACGTAGCTCCCGGCCTCATGACTGGTGCTGATATCGGTTGAACGAGCCAGATGGCTCATCGGGTCGCCCTCTTGGATTGCTTGCCCTTCGATGCAGCGCGCGCCACGTTTCGCTCCAGGCGGTGCGCCATCGTCCGAAGCGCGCGGGCTTCGCTGACCATCAGCTCGGCCTCGTCGCTGTCGATGCAGCGGTCCTGCATTGCCTCTACGGCCGTGCCAGTCAGGCGGCCAACGCGGGTGGTGATGTCCAGCAGCTTCAGCTGCAGCGCGCCGATCTCGTCGGACCAGCCGCCCTCCGGCGGAGGTGGCACCACGTCCACCGCCATGCCGAAGCGGCCGGCCAGCGCCTGCATCCATTCCAGTGCGTACTCGCTTCCGCCGGCCTTCTCCTGCATCCACTCGGTCAGCAGTTCGGCGATTTCGATAGACACCGACTCCCCCTCCAAGCCGCGCAGCTTTGCGCGCAGCGTCTCCGGGTGCATGGTCTTGCCGCGGCGATCGGCCAGGAACGCGGCCGCGTCAGCCACGCCGCCGGGCGTACGGCGCACGGAGTTGTAGAGGACGTCGATCCAGTTGAGGGCGGAGGTACGGCAGGTCATGGGTTCACCTTGGGTGTTCGGGTGTTTCAAGGTTTCGGGCCGGGCCCGGGCGGCGCACGATTGGCGCCATGGACAACATCAACTCAGGGATCGAGGGCGCCGCCCTCCTTGCGTTACGCTGGAAGTGCGAACAACACAGCCCGCAAGGAGGGCGACATGGACATGGCCTCAATCGGTACGGCTTTCACCGCTATCGACTTGATCCGCAAGGGACTCGCAGCAGCGATCGAGGTCCGCGACTTCAACAAGGCGGCGTCGGAGCTCGCGAAGCTCAACGAGGCGTTGATCGGCGCCCAAAGTGCCCTGCTGGCTCAGAACACAGTTCTTTTCGAGCTGCAGCGCGAGAAATTCGAGACTGCAGAGAAGTTGCGAAAACTGGAGGAATCCCTCGCGGAGCGTGGTCGCTACTCGTTGATCGAAGTCACTCGTGGCGCCTTCGCTTATCGAGTGAATGTCGCCCCATTGCCGAGCGGGACCATCGAGCCAGCTTTGTCGGAGCCGGTGCACTACCTCTGCCAGCCGTGCTTCGACGGAGGGAAGAAGGTCGTTCTGCAGAGGCACGAAATATGGGGCAGCGTTCACGCCCGCTGTCCCACGTGCACGCTCGAAGTCGACACCGGGGAGCGCTACCAGATGCCCGTCTGACGCTGGGCAGTTACGGGCTGTCATGCCGCCTCCACGTTGATGATTCGGTCAGCGTCCGGGTCGCTCGGTGCGGCCTCGGCGGCCGGCGGCGCTTCCTGCACGCCCAGCAGCCTCAGCACCTGCGGCAGCGCCGGGACGCCCTGCTCTTCCGGCCAGGCCTCGACTTGCTCCACCGGCAACCTCAGCAGCTTCGCCAGGTGCGCATCGGTCTTGAACCCGAACTTGGCCCGCAGCGCGCGCTTGCTCATCCGTGCGTCGACGAGCGTCCCAACCGCTTCGCGCAGCGTCTGCACCACCTCTTCCGGCTCGGGCCAGATGTCCGGCCTCAGCTCATGCAGAGATACAGCGCCGCCGCTCTCGACATGCAGCAGGCGGACCAGCCCGCCGTCGAACCGCTGTCCTTTGCTGAGCGCCTTGCGCAAGTAGCCAATGGAAGTGCGAGCGCGCGCCGCGTACTGCGCCTGCTGCGGCGGGCTCAACGTGGAAAGGTAGGTGCGTAGGGTCTCCATGACCCAAACAATACCCGCAGGTAAGGCATCAATCAATACCTGTAGGCAATTTACTTGCAGGTAATGGAATCGTGGAATACACGGATGGATAAATACGAACAGCGCCGGGCCCAACTAAAGGCATTGGCTGACGACCTGGGCCGCGGCGGTGTTGCGGCAATTGCCGCAAAAATCGGCAAAGACGCCAGCTACGTATCACGGATGCTCTACGAACCTGGCAAGGCCGGGCGCAAGCGCATTGGCGAGGACACCTTGGCAACGCTTGCCCACGCATTCCCTGATCACTTCGGTGACGGTCGTTCCGTCTCACCCGTCTTAGCGACTGAGACCCCAGCCGGTTACGTTCGCTTCCATCTGCTCGAAGGAGCAGCCGGAATGGGGGTAGGCGTGGTGAATCAGGATTTCCCTGAAGTGATGCAAGTGATGGAGGTTGCTGAGTGGGAGGTGCGGCGCAAGCTGGGCTTCCTGCCCCGACCAGGGCAGATTCAGATCATCACGGGGCGTGGCCCTTCTATGAGGCCAAAGATCGAGGACGGCGACATTGTGTGGATCGATACGGCGGTCGACTATTTCGATGGCGACGACTACTACCTGATCAGCTATGACGGCGAGACCCAGATCAAGATGCTGCAGAAGCGCGTCGATGGCATGTACGTCGTCAGCGCCAATCCGGACTTCAAAGAATGGCGGTGCGAGCCGGACGAGCTTTCCATCCAGGGTCGCGCACTCGTACACGCCGGTTTCAGGCGTTTTTGACAGGGGAAGTTGATGAGTATCGTGGTACGACTGGGGATGCTGGCTGTGGCGGGTTTGCTGCCAATGGTGGCAGCCGCCGCCGACCTAACTGAAGAGCAGCGCACGTTGGTGCAGGTGTTCGATGCGCCAGGCCACGACAAGGCTGCGATCTATACCGCAGGGCGACAGTGGATTGCCGAGAACTTCAAGTCGGCCAAGGCAGTCATCGAGTACGAGAGCAAGGATGACGGGACCATCATCGGCAATGGCAACATCAACTATCCCTGCGCGAGCGCGTGGGAATGCCTTGGAAAGCCGGATTGGACGGTTCCCTTCACCATGCGGCTTGAGGCGAAGGACGAGCGTTTCAGGCTGACCTTCAGCAACATTCGGCTGCACTGGCCGGCAAAGATTAACGCAGGCATACGGCAACCAGAGTTCGACGGCCCGGTTCGGAGCGCGAAGGACATGGACAAGATCCGCCCGAAGCTGTTGATGTTTGGGGATCAGATCAATGCGTCGCTCGTGACCCAGAAGGCCGGCGACAACTGGTGACCTGACAGGGCAGCCAAGCCCTCCTCCATCGCGCCCCTACAGGGGGCGCTCTTCTTGGATGATACGCGCCTGGGCGGCAGCGCGTTGCTCGGCCAGTATCTCTGCGCTGAGCTGGTTGTTTGTTCTTACCTCGCGGATCAGATCGTTGAGCAGTGGCTTGATGCCGAAGACGGCGAACGGAACAAAGATCCAGAGGATGGTCAGTACCGCTCCGAGCCCAAAGATCAACAGCATCGCTAATCCGTACCCCATTTCGAACCCACTCATGTGACCACCTCCATGTGTTGTTTCGAGAAACGCTAGCAGCAAGCAGCGTCGCGGTAAATCCAACGGCAGAGCAGACCGCAGGATAGGGCTCGTCGCCGCCATGGCCTTCCATTACCCGTGCCCGAGGATTGTCTTACCCACGGGTATTGACACAAGACATACCCGCAGGTAATTTTACTTCGTCGCCCCAGTAACAGCCCATCCGGGCCGGGGCACGGAGCTCAACGTGTCGCCTGCATCTTTCCAGTACGCAGCACTCGGCCTCGCCCTTCTAAGCGTTGCGCTAAACGTGTGGGTGCTGCTGCGGCTCAACCGCGACACGACGGTGACGCTATTTTTTCCGTGTGCGGAGTCGCACAACTGCAGTCACACCGCAGACGGTCGTGACCAAGCCGTGGGTGTACCCCTCGGCCTCAAGTTGCCTGAGCACGTCCGGGCTGTGCGACATGGTCATGGAGGTTCGGGGCTCAAGCCTGTGGGGGAGCCTGGTGCTTCGCAGGTAGTCCTCAGTGATGACGAGCTTCTCACGAGCGCGACGTCCTCTCTTAAAGGCGACCTCGCGGATCGTCACGGCAATGTAGCCGGTGTTGACCGCCTCTATTCCGCCGATCCACTCGTCCCGCTGGATGACGTACATCGTCGTGTACCGGATCTTGAGCCGAACCGTGTCCTTCCGGATCAGCCAGACGGCATTAAACACGCCGAGCGTAGCGCCCAGCACCGCAATCCCTAGCGTCAGCCAATTCGTCCATCCCATGGCCGAAGCATAGCTGCGGCCGCCCCAAACGCGAACACCCCTCGGAGAACCCTCATGGCCTTCGCTGCCTTCACCGCTTCCGGTCCCGTCACGGTCAAAGCCGTGCACGCCACCGATACCGTCGCCATCTCCTTCGGCACCGTCGAGATCAACCTCTCGCCTGTCGAATGGGCCGAGCTCGCCATGAAGGGCTCCAGCGCCGCGCTCGAACTGCGCGCCAACCACATCCGCACCGGCATGCGCATCGGCCCCCTGCAGCTCGGCAACGCCGACCTGGTCGAGGCGCAGGCATGAGCGCCGTCATCCTCTCGTTCCCCACCAACACCGCCCAGCGCGCCAACGGCGCCGGCCTGGCCGTGGCGATCGCGGCGCGCCGCATGGGCTACCGGCCGCACCACATCGCCCGCGCTGCCGCCCTCGCCCGCCGCGAGGTGCTGGACGGCCACAAGAGCGCTGCCCGCGCCGTCGCCGACATGACCCGCGACCTGGCGCACGGCGCCCGCAACCACACGCCGGGGGCCGCATGAGCGGCGTCGACTTCGCCTTCGGCCTGATTGTCGGCTTCGCCGCCGGCGCGCTGGTGGCGGCCGCCTGGCTGCAGCGCCGCCACGACGAGCACTTCGCCGCACTGATGGAGCAAATTCGATGCGCGGGCTGATCCGCCACTGGCGCGCCGGCGGGCTGGTGCTGCTGGGCGCCCTGCTCGCGGCCGTCGCCTTCGCCATGGCCTGGGCCGGCATCGAAGACACCGGCGTCTACCTGCTCATGGGCGCCCTGCTCTGCGCCACCCAGGTGCCCGAGGCGTGGAGGCGCGGCCGCGATGGCTGATCCGACCGTGGCCTCCACCGTGCGCGCCATGCGCCGCGCAGGCGCCGCTGGTGTGCCCGTGCCGGCTGAAGTCGCCGCAGCCTGGGCGAAGGCCCTCATGGAGCAGCTGTATGGCATGTAGAAGCCAGTTCGCTACGAGTGCCGGCGCCGCGGCACCAACGATCCATGGGAAGAGGCCGAGCCGGGCGACGTGACGCACCCGAGCCGCCGCAACCTGGTGATCCGCGCGCTCTACCTGCACCCGCCGGTCGGAAGGCAGGAGCACCGGTGGCCGCCCGGAAGCAACGGTGACGGCCGATGCCTGGACTGCGACGAAGTCGAATGGCTCGCAGGGCCGGACTGCCGGCCGCATGCCCCGCTCCGCGATCACCGCTCTGCCATGCCCTTCCGCATCACCTGGGTGATCGAGCCGCTCGAAAAGCTCCACTACCTCGCCAAGCACCTCAACCCTTTCGACCGCGACAAATGGCGAAAGGAAGCCACCTACCTCATCGACCGCATCAGAGACCACGAGAAGGGAAGCCAGCCATGACGACCGACGCGCACAACGACACCGCCAGCGCCGCCGAGATCCGCATCTGGGAAGTCAGCGATTGCGAGTGGTACGCAGGCGCCGGTGATGCTGCGGCCATCCTGGCCGCCTACAGCCACGACACCGGACTCGACGAGGACGAGGCGACGGCGGACGGCCAGTACCCGCGCCTCCTCACCGACGCCGAGCTGGATGACATGACCTACACGTACACCGATGAGGACGAGCTGCCCACCGAGCAGGCCACCTTCCGCACGGCGCTGGAGCGCGCGATCGCCAACGGCGAGGCCACCGTCGCGCCCTCCCTCTTCGCCGCCACGGAATTCTGAGGATGAGCCCGACTGAGATGCCTCACGTGCCGTCCGGCGCGCTCGATGCCAGCGAAGGCGGTCGCCGCTTCTTCGCAGTCTTCTTTGCCACTGAGCTGCGTCGGCATGATTTCGCCGGGTCCATCAACACGCGCCTCATTGCGAACTTCGCTTGCGCGCTCGTCCAGCATCACCCGCTGCGCCAGCCGTTGGATCAGACATCGGAATTAAAGTCCCAGTGCCGCCTCATCGACCGTGGGATTTTTGTACTAACGGAAAGACTTGAGGATGGACATCCGTACAAGTGCGTTCCGAGTCGCCTTGGCCGCGTGCTCGATTACTGCAAGTCCGTCATCCAGGTTTCTCTCGAAAGCGTCGCAGAACTTATTCCAATCATCGACAGTCACTTGATCATTAACCAATTCGATAAGGCCGGCCAGCCTAGATATCTCGCGCGCAAAGAAAACAGATCTAGATACATCGGCAGCAAGAACCGTATTGACATCAGGGAACTTGCTCAAATCTACCTCAGCGCTAGTCAGCCGACCGAGATCGCTAGCCAGTGCAAGCGCTGCGGTCTGCAGCTCCTTGTCGTCTTTCAAAGCAATGCGAGCAGCTCCTCCCTCCCCGCCGTTGTCAGAGAAGGAATAAGCCTTTCTGAATTCCTTGATCCGATACACCGAGTCGGAGAGATCCGGGGCGTAGGCGGCCGCAAATATGGCGCTCACTCGTCGACTGGCGAAGAATCGCCTGACTGCTGGGCCCAGCAAGGCCGTAAGAACGCCAAGCATGGTGCCGATACTGGACCATGCATCCCAGTCTATAGCGCAAGTTTTGCTCAGCCACCAGCACTGACTAACTCCATCGATCCACTCCATTTGCCGATCTCCCTATCTGGAGCCGAGCATTCTGCCACGCTCAGTCACCGGCGCTATGTCCAACGCGCGACCCTGGCCACCGTCAAGCCGCCGCGTGACCTGCGCACCAGGCTGCGGGAGGACCGGTGAACTACTACAACGAGTTCGAACCTTACGCCGCCCAGTGGCTTAGCAACCTGATTGCCGCGGGGCTGATCCCCGCAGGCCACGTCGACACTAGGAGCATTACCGATGTTCAACCCGATGACCTCGCCGGATACCGGCAGTGCCACTTCTTCGCCGGCATCGGAGGATGGCCCCTCGCAGCCAGACTTGCTGGGTGGCCCGACGATCGAGAACTCTGGACCGGAAGCACGCCCTGCCAGCCGTTCTCGGTCGCCGGCAAGGGAAAAGGCCAGGATGACGATCGGCACCTGTGGCCCCACTTTTTCGGGCTCATCCGTGCCCGCCGGCCCGCTGCGTTCTTGGGAGAGCAGGTTGCGGCAGCGGTTGGCAAGGCATGGCTCGACGGAGTGCTGGATGACTTGGAAGGCATCGACTACGCCGGCCGGGCGGTCGTTGTCCCGGCTTGTGCCGTCAACGCCCCTCACCGGCGCGACCGCCTCTGGGTTCTGGCCCACACCGACCACCCGGGACCACAAGGACAGCTTGGGCATGTCCTTCGCGCCGCGGAAGGATGGCGCGAGCAGGCTGGACCTGCTGCCACGACAGGTGTTCTGGATCGCACGGAAGGCACTGCTGTGGCCGACGCCGACAGCAGCAGATGCGCGCCGCGGCTATCGACCGCCGCGGGCGCACGACACGGGCGTGCCGCTGAATCAGGCGGTGGCGATGACTTCTGGCATTCCGCCATACGGATCACCGGACACGACGCCAAAGGGCGTCGGATTGAACCCAGCATTCCCCTGCTGGCTCATGGGATTTCCGCCCGCGTGGGACGCCTGCGCGCCTACGGCAATGCCATCGTCCCGCAAGTCGCGGCCGAAGTGATCGGCGCCTATATGGACTGCTATCCGGATATCTCACCATGACCCAGCGACACATCAGCCACCCCGAGCCGCTGCCGGCCTGCGCCGCCGGTCACAGCGCGCGCCACATCCACGACCTGCGCGCCCTCTCCGCCGGCGGCGGTCACTTCGTCGAATGCCGGTGCCGGCATACCCGGAAGCACGCCGAGCCGGACGCCGCGATCGCGGAATGGAAGCGAGTCAACCGGCCCGCGCGCGCACGCCGGGCGCCTGAGCCGGCCGTAGTCGACAACGTGGTGCAGATGCGGCTGCCCGGCCTGGCCGCTGGCAACGCCGCGTGA